CGTCCACATTATCTTTTTCGTTGGGTTCGGTTGATTTATTAATTTGATCAGTACTCCGGTAGTTACCGGTAAGTGTGGAGTAACACTTACGTCCTTTTGCTGTGTTCAGTTTATTTATATGCCCCAGGCTTGAACTGGCGGGGTGCCCAGGAATTGAGTCAAGATCAGCACGCCTGACTCGCTTCCGTAACCTTCCAGGGACACTAGGAAGGGAGGGTGTGGTTTCATAGCAACATTGCGCATCGTAGAACGGATTAAAGGTTAAACCTCTATACCACTCATTACGATACGCTTGGAACGGTAAAATGCGCATTTGACGATAACCACATCGATTAGCACATTGTTGTAAAATTGGAGACCATTTGTTAAATACTGCCTTATCATGGGCAGCAAGTTCTGAAATGGCACCTTCCACTGACGCAGGGAGGTCAGATGGAGAAATGCCTTTCCATGTCCAACAAACAGTATTAAGAATGGTGCCTAGCTCAAGAGGAGCTAAGTACACGGCTTCCACAGGATGAAAAATAAACTTACGCTTAAGAAATTCGACTTCGGACAAAGGTTTGAAGTCAACAGCGCCAGTTTTATTTTCATCGGTGTAAACCATATTAATATTAAGAAATTCAGCTGTGATAGCAGCGGGATAGAAAAAGTCGCGCACGGCAGCAGCGACGCCCGCAACATTATCATCGCCAAATGAAATAATACGAACAAACTTGGAGAAGGGATACAAATACGGAGATCTGCCAGTTTTGGCTAATAATTTATAATAAATGTATCGAAAGACAAGAAGAACATAAAGAGTGTTTATAATAGCGGTAAGATAATTACCGCTAGGGTTGCATCCATAAACAAAGTAATAAAAACCTTTGTTGATATGTTGCGCACCTATAACGGACATAAATAAAATGTAACGTATAGTGTTGGCTTCGGCAGTGTTATTACCTGAAAGGTCAAACCATTCGTTGATTAAATCAATAATTGACATAAGAATCTCACGCAGAAGCGTGGCGTCATAATTACTGAAATCACCAGCGAAGAGTAACTCAGATAATGAAGTAAGATGCCTAGCTAACTTGGACCATTCAGGGCTAAGAGGGTTTATACCTATCGCAGATTCTATCTGAATGCGATTGGCCATAAACCAACTAACGAAGGGTCCAAAATACATACGCATTAATAAAGTTAAATCGAGAGGACCGACGGAAAATAAACGAGTTTTAAATTCTTCTATTTTACTAAGCACTCTCTTTTCGTCTTTAAGACAGTCCATAAACACTGTGGGACAAATAATACCCTGCAAA